CGATCTAGTTCCAGGCCACAGTCCTTGTGGTTCTGCATCATAATTTAAGGCCATACCAAATTTTCTAATTTCATCTGGGTATTTAAAAAAATTATCTATACAAGTTGTTGGGAATTGATACATGACTTTCTTTTAAGCTTTCTGTGTTCTTCTAATAGCATCCTTTCCTTTTTTAAATATAGAGGCGACTTCTCTTTTACCCATAACCTTTGCTCGTTGTTCTCCAACAGTTAAAATTTGAATTTTTCTAGCAAACGGTTTAGATATTTTTTTAACCTTCGCAACCGTCTTTCTCGCATCTGTTGGCGTTGCGAACTTGATCTTAACAGTGTCACGCGGGTTTTCATCAGTATAAAGTCGTCTATCACTTCCTTTAGGCTTTTTTCCCGTTCCTACTTTTGGATCCGCCATGTAGAACTCCTTTCAAAGTTTTTGCTTGAGCAGCATGTGTCTTAGACGCTTTCTGCAAACCTTTCATAACTTTCTTAATTTTCATCTTTGCTTTTTTCATATTTCTCCTTCCAATATTTTGCTCTCTCTAGTCTTCTAATTCTATAATCTAATTTATCAAGACCAAATATTTTTTTAAAAAAATCTATTAACATTTCCATCTTCTTCTAGCCTGACGTAGTCTAGAATTAGGATCTTTTGCAGCTTTAGGAAACTTCTTCATTTGACCTGCGCTTCTTGCGCAGAAGGATTTACGTCTCTTAGCAGCTTTAGATCCTGGCTTGACTTTGCCAGTGACCGCTGTTTTTAATTTAGATCCAGGATTCTCTCTCCTGTATCTAGCAACTCCAGCCTTGGTCATGCCTGCACCAGACTTAGTTGACCTAAAATACTTTTTAGTTTTAGCTAATGGAACACATTTAGGATATTTTCTCTTTGCGTCTGCTTTCTGTTTTGAACGGCCACACTTTGCAAAAGAACCATCTTTCTTTTTGCTACCAATGTCCACCCATTTCTGTTTGAACCATTTATCAAGACCATTCTTTGCCATGATTATTTATTTGGTCTTCGTGCTTTACCAAAACCTTTTATTTGTATGCAAGCGCTACCACCCATGCCAAGGCCTTGTCTTCTTAATCTTTCAGTAGCCTCTGTAAGTCCGCCTCCAGCTCTGTATATTCTACCACCCATGGCAGCTGGTTTACGTCCTTTAAAATCTTTTCTCTTTACACCAGATGGATCTTTGATCTTACCTGCACAAATTTTACTAGCATAGGCATTAGCATACGCTGACGGGTACACTTTAAATTTTCGCTTCGCCGCTGCTTTACCTCTAGGACATAATTTAGTCATTATCTTTTCCTCGCTGTTTGTGCAGCTCTTCTAAAGTTAGCTGCAGTTGGTGAACC